TAGCGAGATCGAGGGCGTGACAGATGAAGACGCAAAAGAACTTATTTACGATAATGAACAGGAAACGCCGTATCTTGGCATTGGTTTTATCATCAAAAAGAGAGTGGGCGGAAAAGATATGTGGCGAGGCGTCGTGTTAAGAAAGACGATGTTTTCGGTGCCTCCTGACGCAGCAACGACACAGGGTGAAACCATCGAATGGCAGGTTCCGGAGCTGACTGCTACAGTAATGAGAGATGACAGCGCAACACAGCAGTGGAAGAGCGAGGCCACATTTACTACTCTTGCGCAGGCGGAGGCATATATCAAAAATCGGCTGAATATTACAGCGTCACCTGCCAAAATCAACGAGGCGAAAGTCGACGAGAGTGTAATTTCTCAGTAAGGAGGAAAGAATGGCAGAATTTGAAGTACTCGGGACACGTTATCCGCTTGCTTTTACGATTCGCGTTGTGGAAAAAGTGTGCGAACGTTATGGGTCACTGGAAAATTTTGATAACCTTGCGAAAGAACGCACAGACATAGAGCTCTTAAAAGAATACATCTGGGTGCTGAGAGAAATGATGCTCGGAGCCGCAGCTAAAATCAGCATGGAAAAAGGCAGCGACATCGCAGACATTCCAGATTTGGAGCGTCTTTACGATGTTTTGGAATGGGGGAGCTATCCGCGTATCTTAAAAGCGGTTAACTCCTGCTTGGTCAGCGATTCGGAACGAACGGTAGAGGCGGAAGAAGATCCAAAAGCAGCAAAAAACGCAAAAGCCGCGCAGAAATAGAATTAAATTCTGCGTGGCTTCTTTATTATTTGGCAAATATAGGATTTGCGAAAGCAGAGGCTCTGAATCTCCGTATGGGGGAAGCTTTTGATTATATCGCCTGTCATCAGATCAGTAATATTGAAGGAATCCGGCAGAAACGCAGATTGACAGCGGACGATATTCTGCCGGATATTCCATAAATAAGTAAAAGCGAGGTGAAAAAGTGGCTACAGACGTAGGGATCCGAGTCGGCGTTGACGGCGCAGCGGAATTTAAAAATGCACTAAAAGGGATTGACGCGCAGCTAAAAAATTTAGATTCGGAGATGAAAAGCACGGTATCTGGTCTCGATTCCCTCGAAGATGCTCAGGCCGCCGTCGGGAAACGAACGGAGATCCTCGGAAAACAGATTTCCGTCACAGAGCAGAAAATATCTACCATATCCGCGGAATATGATCGATCTGCGAAAAAGCTGGACGAGCTGGGCAAAGCCCTTGACGATGTAAAAAACGCTGAAAACAGCACGGAAAAAGAGATTACTGCGGCTGCAAATGCGTACAATCGTCAGCAGCAGGAGGTAAATCGGCTCGGAACGCAACTAAATAACGCGACCTCGAGTTTGAACAAGCTGCAGCGTGAGATGCGCGATGTCGAAAACGGCACCGATAAGGTCACGCGATCCTTTCAGAAAGTAGAAAACGAAGCGGAGGATATGGGCGGAAGCCTGCGCGATGCCTTTGTGGGCGGAGCAGTAGCCGGCGGAATCCAGTCTCTGGCATCCAGTCTGTCCGGACTAATTGACGAGACGATGGAATACCGGAAAATCATGGCGTCGCTCAATACGTCGAGTGCGAAAGCGGGATATACTGCGGAGCAGACGGCAGCATCGTATCAGCAGCTATATGGAGTCCTTGGAGATGAGCAGACGGCAGCGACCGCGCTGGCGAATCTGCAGGCGCTGGGATTATCTCAGGCAGATTTGACGAAGCTGACGGATGCGGCGATCGGAGCATGGGCGACCTATGGCGATTCCATTCCTATCGACGGGCTCGCGGAATCGATCAATGAGACGATACGCGCCGGCGCTGTCACCGGTACCTTCGCTGACGTGCTCAATTGGGCGGGAACGAGCGAAGATAAGTTTAACGAGAAACTCGCAAAATGTAAGACGGAAAGCGAACGCGTCAATCTTGTTATGCAGGAGCTTGCCAAACAAGGGCTTGCAGATACCGCGCAGGCTTGGCGGGAAAACAATCAGGATATCGTGAAGACGAACCAGGCGTCTGCAAAAATGACAGAGACCTGGGCGCAGCTCGCGAAGAAAGCAAGCCCTGTTTTTGCTGAAATCAAAACGTCGATTGCGGATGCAGCACTCGGTGTTATGGAATTCGCAGAGCAAAACAAGGGACTCGTAGCGACTGCCGGAGCGGTAGTCGGAGCTGCTGCCGGTTTTTCTGCGGTTACCGCTGCGGTGAAAAAGACGACCGAAACACTTGAGGTATTCGGGTTTAAACTGTCCGCCAGCCCGATCTTTTTACTGGCAGGAGTTATAACCGGCGCCGCGGTAGCTATTGGAGTGCTGGACAAAGCTGCGGAAAATGCGGATCCGGAAATGGCTGCGCTGAGAGATCGGACAGAAGAGCTGACCTCATCCGCCGATGCTTTGACGAGCTCGTGGCAGACGATGACGGATGCGTCAAAACAGCAGGCGGAAAACCGCATTGCTGAAATCGATCAAGCACAACAGCTTGCGAACGAATTGAAGGGACTCGTCGATGCAAACGGCAAGGTTGCCGCATCCGATCAGGAACGCGCCGCAGGGATTTACGAGATTGTAAATGACCTGATGCCCGGGCTGGTCAAAAAGACCGGGGAAGGGAAAAAGGCCAATTATGAATTCGCAAAAAGCATCGACGCTGTTATTGAAAAGGAAAAAGCCCTCGCCTTAGTCGAAGCATATAAAGACGATTATGCCGAAGCCGTAAAAACGAAAGCAGAAGCGCAGAAAAATCTATCGGATGCACTTGCTCATCAGTATGATCTTGAGTTGGAAATGGCGAAACTGGAAGCTGCGGAAGATTATGGAAGAAAATATGAGGATCTGCAAAAAGAATGGGCCGCTACTAAAGAAACAATTAAAAATCAAAGTGATTTGATTGCATCGACAGAAGGCGTCGCACAGAGCTATGAAGCGATGACCTCAGCGATTGCTTCCGGAGATTACGACAAGGCTCTGACTGCTGCGCAGTCCTTTGGTGTGGATCTGGCCGATATCTCCCAAATGTCCGCCCAGCAGATTCAGGCGGCGTATGGAGATATCAACAATGCGATTAAAACAGTTGAGAATTATCTGAATTCCGGCAGCCTGACAGAGGCGCAACGTGCACAGTTCACGGGAATTTTAAATGAACTGACTGTCCAAAAAGCGCAGTACGAGGAACAGATGGCGCAGACTGCTATCGGAGGAGCGAAAAACTTTGCGGATGGACTGTCAAGCGAAAAGTCTGCTATAGAAGGCGCAACGAAATTAGTGGCAGATGCCTCTGTTGCAGCAATGGATATTGCGCAGGCGGCACTGGAAAAAGGGCATGCTGGTGGTCAAGAGTATGCGGCAGGCATCCCGTTAGCGGTTAGTATTGCAGAAACAAACGCGAGAATTCTCGCGCAAGCGGCGATTGATGCGGCGGAATCTAAAAAAGCCGGAATGGAAACTACCGGGAAGAATTTGGGAGCAGGTCTTGCAGCAGGCCTTATCAATTCTACTAAGCTGGTTGTTGATGCCGCCAATCAGGTAGCACAGGCGGCGATGAATAAAATGCGCGCGGCGGAAAACTTTGACGAAAACTCCCCGTCAAAATGGGCGGAGGAGACCGGAGAATTCGTTGATAAAGGTCTTGCGATTGGTTTCGTAAAAAACAAAGGGATTGTTTTGTCTGCTGTAAGCGATCTTTCCGAATCCGCAAAAGCTGAGATGGAAGGCAATTTTAAGACCATTAAATTTGTTGCTATTGACGCAGCCGAAAAAATGAATGATGCTCTGCTAAAGAAAGAGGCTGAATTAAATGATGCAATCGCAAAAATGGAAGCAGATGCGGCCAAAAAGCAGTCGGAAAAAGAACTCTCGGAGTACAAGAAAAACCTAAAAGAAAAATATGCTGAGCTGGGAAAGGCAGAAAAGAAAGAGAAGAAAAAAATCCAGGAAGAGATCAGCAAACTGGAAAATGATTGGAATGAAAAACAGCGAAAGGCTCAGGAAGATGCTCAGAAGGAGCAGTTAAAGGCCCAGCTGAGTACGCTGCAGCAATATAAAAAAGAATATGAATCAGCACTGAAAGAGATTGAATCTTCGCAGGAATCCATGTCGAAAAAACTGAAAGATTATACAGAGCTGATTACGAAAACAAAAGACGGGACGGAAAAGCTGGCCACTTCAGCCGATCTGCAAAAAGATATCGATATGATCGAGCGTTACGGGGAAGCTTTGGAAAATTTGAAAAACAGAGGGACTCCGGATGATCTGTTATCGGAATTTGTAAACATGGACGTCGAAGATGCGATTAAATTCGCCAATCAGTTAGGCGAAATGACAGATGATAAATATGAAGAATATATCGCACTTTGGAAGCAAAAGCAGGAGGCTGCGAATGAAGTGGCTCGAAAGTTCTATCAGGATGAAATGGATGCTTTAACTGAAGAATTTGTTGATAAAATTCCTGAAGAATTGAGCGACGTCAAAGATGAAATGCGTACGATCGGGGTTCAGGGCGTGCAGGGTATGATCGACGGACTGTATTCCCAGACGGGAGCCCTGGCCGCTGCAGCGCGGGAGGTGGTAAGTCAAGCAATCGCAGCTATGCAGATGGAGGCGGATATACATAGTCCGTCGAAAAAAACAAAGAATCTCGTCGGTATCCCTATGGGCGAAGGCGTTGTAGTCGGTTTTGATACCGTCATGAAAACGGCATCGAAAGATGTAGCGGCAGCGATCAGTTATCCGTTTGATCGCGTGACGAAAAATGATTTATACAATGCGGCTGCATCCACTGTTAACGGCATGGCCGCAGCGGGATCCGCGGCGCCTGCAATGCAGACGATTGTAATTCCGGTAAATCTCAACGGCAAACAGGTTGCTGAGGTCATATATGACCCATTAAAACAGGTAGGAAAACAGAGGGGGTATTAGTCGGTGGAAAAAATCATCATTGCAGGAATCGAAATGCCCCGGACCCGATCCCTTGAAGTGGGAGGAAGCTATGAAGCAAAGGAAACAACCATGGCCAGCGGCAGGATCGTACGAGACATTATAGGATGGCGTACCGAACTGACGGCAGAATGGGAGTGGGTACCGATCGCTCGCAGTGGAAAATTTGTCGAAATACAATATCCCGACAGTGTTGGAGAAGATGCATCAGGCATGTTTGCGATTGAGATCGGCAGTCAGAAGATTTTTAAATTCCGTGGCGGCGAACCGTACTGGTATGGCGTGGAGCTGACCGCAACGGCGCAGGAGGTGACAGACTATGATCCCGATGCCGGGTAGTTATCAGCCATATGCGGACTGGCGTAAGGTTGATTTTGGTATGAGCTTTGGCGTCATTGCGGTCGATGCGGCAACTCTGGCAGAGCCGTCATCCTCTGCGCAGTATCCAACATCTCAAATCGAGCAGACACACGATCGCATCGAACTGACGACAGCAAAATATACCACGTTGGAGCACAACATGTGGGTACTCAACGGTACGATGCAGCTGTATCCGGATGATTTGTCTAACGTACAAACCGGGTGGATATCTGAAAATGTGAGCGGAGAGGATAGGACTTACGAATCAGGTGTACATCTGACCTTTGAATTCAGCGAGCCGCAAGATAGCTATGGTCTGACTTTTGTTTTTGATCAGCAGATGCCAGAAGATATACCGGCCGAAATCAGGGTTACCTTTTACAGCGACGCCGGTGCAGAGCTTTATACAAAAAGAGATGCGCCATCCAGTGCATACCATTGGATGGATGTCCCTGTGCAGCAGTACTCAAAAGTGATGATTGATTTTTTATCCTCCAAAATTCCAAACAGACGTATTCGAGTTACAGAGGTAATTTTCGGGATTGTGGCGGTATACGACCGTAAAACGATAGTTGACGCCTCGGACAAGCAGAGCATTGATCTGTTGTCAGAAAGCTTACCTTCTGCTACAGTAACGATCAAAATTGACAATCAGGACAAACTGTATAATCTGATCAATCCGGAAGGAATCTACGAGTACCTGCAGGACGGTCAGTATATCAATTATTGGATATCTGTCGGAGATACGAAGGTGAACATGGGCGTACGATATTTTTATGCCGCAGAGAGTGATGATGGGGGCTTGACTGCCACAATCACATTCAACGACCGCATGATCTTTTTAGATGATGTTATATTTAACGGCGGCGCAT